GGTTCTTTGATCGCGGGAATGGTGTCGATGGTGGTGCGGGTGATGGTCATTGTCAGATTTCCTTTTGATTGGGTGGGGTGGTCTGGCGCAAGTGAATGCGCCAGATTTGAGGCCTTATGCTCCGGTCACAATTCGCTTCTGCTCGTCGTTCAGTCCGGCAAGATATGTCAGTTCTGCGGCTTCCTGCATGGTGAAGCCTTGCGCGATAAGGGCGGCTCCGGCTGACATGTGTCGGCTGTCGATCAAGTGCTTAAGGCCTTTTGCCTGTGCGCGGATGCGAGCGGCTTGCACCATGCGCGCAAATTCGGCATTGCCTGTCGTGTTCAATTCAAGGGCTGGATCGTTTTCCCATATAATCTTAACAGGAAAGCGGCTTAAGAATGCTTGGTCGAGGCGATTGCGTCCAACATATTCGGCGGTCGCTCCGGTCCCATGCGTGTTCCCTGCGCCTATAATGATGCTGTCGGGATGGCGTTTAACCATACCATCAGGAAATGCGGCATATCCGTTTGCAAGGGCGGCATTGAGCGCAAGGGTGCACGATTGGTCCCAGCTATCTAATTCGTCCAGAATGACCAAGCCGCCATGTTCGAATGCGTCACGGAATGGGGTCCGGTGGTAGTGTCCGGCGGCATCAATAAAGCCCATCAATTCGTGCGTCATTGCCATGCTTCCCTGAGCATAGAAGGGGCGGTCAAGGGTGTCGGCGGCTTGGTGTGCGGCATGGGTTTTGCCTGATCCGGTCGGTCCGACTAACAAAACATTGGGTGCATATCCGTTTGCCTGACGGCTTGTCAGAACTCGCATCAGGGTTGCAAGTTTCGGGTGTGCATGGCCTTCGACGGTCCGGCTGGTTCCATCTTGCTTGGCTACTTCAATTCTGACAGTCGAGACGTTTTCAAGCCGCGCCTCAACCAAGCGGGTAATGCTGTCGGTCATGCTTGCCAAAATGTAGGGCGCGACCATGTTAGCAAGGGCGGCTCCGGCGGCGTCTCCGGCAACGGGTGCAATGGGTGCGGCAGTGATGGGTGCAACGGGTGCGGGTGCGGTTGTCACTGGTGTGCTCTCCGTGTTGGTGGTGGTCTGGGTGCTGGTGGTGTTGGTCTGACGGCTGGCGGCGTTTGCTGTTACTTTGCGGACGGCTCCGATTTGGGCGGGTGTTGCATAAAATTCAAGGGTGGTCCGGCCTCCGGCATATGCTCCTTCGACCGACCGAATAACACTATCGGCCTTGGTCTGATCCTCAAGGCTGGCGTATATGCGGACGGTCATATAGCTATCGATTGCAATATTAAATTCTGACTGCGAGATTGTGCGCTCTTTCATGGTCTCGGTCTCCGTGTTGGTGGTGCTGGTGCTGGTGGTGTTCAAGATCAATTCGACGTCTATCCCTAGGGCTTGACAGGCCTTGAGGGTCTCGGTGCTGTTCATGTTTGACATGTCAATGTTGTTCGCCAGCCGATAGGCCTTCCAGCCATTATGATTGCGGCAAGCGGTTCGCAGGGCGGCGCGTTCAGTGATGGTCAGGGTAGTGCGGGTGGTGCTCATTGGGTCTGGCCTCTCGGTCTGGGTTAGTCGTTAGTGGGTAGTGGCCTTTAATTCTATAGTGGTTCGTTTTTCTGTCAAGTTTGACTAATTATAAATTCTTCAACGTTTTCAATGGGTTATAATGTCAAGTTATTTATTTTTCAATTTCTGTCTTTTTTTCGCATAAAAAAACATGCTTTTACGAAGTCACGGTCCGCCTTTTGCATGGTGCCTGAATATCTGACAGGGTGCCCATGATCCTAGGTTCGTGGTCCTATTGTTAGGAATAAATGTGCCTATGCGTTTAAACGCATTTTAAGGGGTCGCCAGCGGTCGTTTCGGGGAGGCCTTCACCACGGGTTAAAAAAACCAGAGTATCCGAACGTTCTAGTATTGTTCACGGTTCGTTCTGGCAGTCTCATGTCTGACATGTGAAACGGTCCGGCTGTCAGTGTCAGATATGGGACGGGTGTCAGTGTCACATGTGAGACGGTCCGTTGTGTCAGATATGGGACGGTTGTCAGTATCAGATATGGGACAAATGTCAGTATCATATCTGACACAAGGTCCCATGTCCTAAGACTGACATCATCCACATCTGACATCTGACAAATCAAAACGATCCGTGTCAGATCTGACACGGGTCCCTTGACAGTTCTGACACGTCAGATTCGCGCATTCACGGACCCCGATCCCCCCTCCAAGGCCCACGCATCGCGGCCCTTAGCCCTTTAATCTCTGTTTTATTCACAAAGTTATGTACGCAAAAAATTATCAGGTTTTTCAAAAACGGGCGACCTTTTTCCTAATTGCGCCGACCCCCTTTTTTGTGTAAAAGAGTAATGGGTCCCCTACCCCCCACGGGATATTTTTTTATGAAAAAAGAAAAGCGCGATCCATCTTCACATCGTACTCCTTCTCAGATAAAGAAGATGAACCGTGACTATGACACTAAGCCAAAGCAGATCAAGCACCGTGAGATGAGCAATAAAGCTCGTGCGGAGTTGATGCGTGAAGGCAGGGTCAGCAAAGGCGATGGCAAAGATGTCGATCATATTAAACCTGTGCGCTCTGGCGGCACTAATAAAAGATCAAATCTGCGGGCTATTGATAAGAGCCGTAATCGTGGTTGGCGGGACGGAGTTTAAGAGAGATTAGAGCCACCCTGCTCTCCGACCACTGGGTTCGTCCCGTGGCGTGAAGAAATCGGATAATGGGTTTGCGGGGCGAGGGCTTTTTGCTGTTTCGACCTCTTGGAGTTAGTGAAGCAGAACAGCGTCAGCTAACTCACCCGCAATTTCTTTTTGTAGATATATGTTTGATTCCTGACACATGCCCCCACGACTTTCCGCTTCTAACATTAAGAATCACGCTGTTAGATACGCCATAGTCGGGTGCAACTTGTATTGATGATCTTGGGTCTGACAGAATTTTTTTGATGTCAGATTCCAACAGCTTTGAACGTCCATTCCCCGTTCCCTTGGCACTTCTATTTCTAAGCACCCGATCCATAACGTTATCAAAGGTTGTCCCTGTTTCAAGATGATGAGGGTTTATACAAGCAGGGTTGTCGCAACGATGTCGGATTAACATATCTTTTGGAATTTCACCGTGGAATAAAATATATGAAAACCGATGTGCCCCGTACTTTCTTTTGTTGTGTGTAAAGATTCCATATCCAGTGGAGTCTGCTGCTCCTGTGTAGAACCAGCATTCTGTTTGTTTAGCAACGTCTACCCGCGAGAAAAATCGTGCGATGTCGTATAAATCAATCTTCACGAACCATGATCCTTTGAGTTAACCGTCAAGTCTGATATACCGGTATAACTTAACCACGAGAGAGGGTTACACTTTGTTAGCGTTAGAATCAATCCCAGATGAAGCTGCCAAGAGAATGGCACAGCTTTTGGAACGTGCCAGTTCTCTTGCTAAATATGAACTTGCTCGTGAGAACTTCCTTGAGTTTGTAAAACTTGTATGGCCGGGATTTATTGCTGGTAGGCATCACCGCATCGTCGCTGAGAAACTTGAACTAGTTGCCAAGGGTGAGTTGAAGCGGTTGATCATCAACATGCCGCCTCGTCATACCAAATCTGAGTTTGCCAGCTTCCTGTTTCCTGCATGGTTCATTGGACGCATGTCTGAAAAGAAAATCATGCAAGCAACGCATACCGCCGATCTTTCAATCAGGTTTGGTAGAAAAGTCCGTAACTTAATGGATACAGAAGAATACCGTCAGATTTTCCCTAGCGTCAAACTTCGTTCAGATAGTAAGGCTGCTTATCGTTGGGAAACGGATGAGGGTGGGGAATACTATGCTGCTGGTGTGGGCGGTAACATTGCTGGTCGTGGTGCTGACTTGTTCATTGTAGATGATCCACACTCGGAACAGGATGCTCTTTCTCCTACTGCAATGGATGCCGCATGGGACTGGTATCAGTCGGGTCCCCGTCAGCGTTTGCAGCCGGGCGGTGCTATCGTTGTCGTTATGACACGGTGGGGTGATATGGATTTGACTGCCAAGCTGATCAAGCAGTCTGCGATTGATGTCAAAGCTGACCAGTGGGACATTGTTGAGTTCCCTGCCATCTTGGATAACGACGAGCCGCTTTGGCCTGAGTATTGGAAACTTGAGGAACTTGAGAAGATCAAGGCTTCGATTAGCTTGTCCAAGTGGCAAGCCCAATACATGCAGCAGCCAACATCTGATACCTCTGCAATCATCAAGCGTGATTGGTGGCGTATATGGGGAAATGAAAAGGTTCCTCGCTTGCAATATGTTATGCAATCATATGACACGGCTTTCTTGAAGTCACAGACTGCCGACTTTAGTGCGATCCAAACTTGGGGTGTTTTCTATCCCAAGGAAGACTCTCCTCCCAACATTATCCTTTTGGATGCCAAGAAGGGACGCTGGGAGTTCCCTGACCTGAAGCGGATTGCTTTGGAGGAATACAAATACTGGGAGCCTGAAACAGTTTTGATTGAAGCCAAGTCTTCTGGTATCCCATTGACTCAGGAATTTAGATCAATGGGAATCCCCGTTGTGAACTTTACGCCGAGCCGTGGAAATGATAAACATGCAAGGGTGAACTCGGTTGCTCCTTTGTTTGAGTCTGGAATGGTATGGTGTCCAGAAACTTCATGGGCAGAAGAGGTTGTCGAAGAGGTTGCCGCCTTTCCTTTTGGTGAACATGACGATATGGTTGACGCAATGACTCAGGCGTTGATGCGGTTCAGGCAGGGCGGTTTTGTTGGACACCCAGAAGACTATCCTGATAACGACGAACCACGGTCCTTTACACGGAAGTATTATTGATGGCAAACGACCCGTATAACAATGTTGATTCTGCAATTAATCCCATGATGGCACAGCTTTCAGGGCAGGGTCAAGAAGTTGAACTGCCACAGGATGCTTCAGAGGAACCTGATGATAATTTTACTATTGAAGAGGATGAAGACGGTGGTGCAACAGTTACTTTTGGATCTACTTCTCCGGGTCAAGTTGACATATCTTCAATTGGTTTCGGCGATAACCTCGCTGACATTTTGGACAAAAGTACCCTCTCTACAATCGCTCAAGACCTTATGTCGTCCATTCAATCTGATGACTCTAGTCGTGAGGAATGGGAGCAGGCTTATCAAGAAGGTCTCACTCTTCTTGGTCTCACTTATGATGAGCGCACTGAACCTTTTAATGGAGCGACTGGTGTCACTTTGCCGCTCCTTAATGAAGCGGTAACTCAGTTCCAAGCACAAGCCTATAAGGAAATGCTTCCTTCTGGTGGCCCTGCTCGTGCCCAGATCGTTGGTGTCGTCACTCCTGATAAGGAAAAACAGGCCGAGCGTATTAAGAACTATATGAACTACCAGATCACAACTGAGATGGAAGAGTATGATCCTGAGTACGATCAGATGCTTTTCTATCTTGGATATGGCGGATCGACATTCAAAAAGGTTTATTACGATGGCGATTTGGGCCGCGCTGTCAGCCCATACATTCTGCCAAAGGATTTGATTGTTCCTTATGGTGCCCGCGATCTGACAACGGCTGAACGGGTAACACATGTGATACCCATTTCTGCCAACAATCTTCGCAAACAACAGGTGTCAGGTTTCTACCGTGATGTAGAGCTGAACGATCCAATTGATGCAGACCGTGATACCATTGCTGAAAAGATTGATAAAATTTCTGGTATGGAGCCGTCTTCAGAGCCAGACGACTACACCTTATACGAGTGCCATTGCTATTTGGATTTGGATGGCTTTGAGGACTTGGACGAAGATGGCGAGCCTTCCGGTATCAAACTTCCATATATTGTAACTTTGGATACCGAATCAGAAGAAATTCTGGCTATTCGTCGTAACTATGACGAACGTGATCCTAAGCGGCGCAAGAAGCAGTATTTTGTTCACTATAAGTTCTTGCCGGGGATGGGCTTCTATGGTTTTGGTCTTGTTCATCTCTTGGGCAATTTGGCTCGTTCGGGAACTTCGATCCTTCGTCAGTTGATTGATGCTGGCACTTTGGCAAACCTTCCTGCTGGTTTCAAAGCCAAAGGCTTGCGGATTCAGGATCAAGATAGCCCGTTGCAGCCCGGCGAGTGGCGTGATGTTGATGCTCCCGGTGGCGATCTTGCCTCTAACTTGATGCCCCTGCCTTACAAGGAACCTTCTGCAACTTTGATGCAGCTTCTTGGTTTCTGTGTCAGCACGGCTGAAAAGTTCATCGGCACGACCGATCTTGGCATGGGCGATAGCAATCAGGAAATGCCAGTCGGCACTACGATTGCTCTTTTGGAACGCGGCTCCCGTGTGATGAGTGCGGTGCACAAGCGTTTGCACTATGCTCAGAAGCAGGAACTTCGTTTGCTGGCTCAGGTGTTTGCTGAGTATATGCCTCCCGTATATCCATACGAAGTTGAGGGTGCCAAGCCTGATGTAAAGAAGGCTGACTTTGATGCTCGTGTTGATATTGTCCCTGTAAGCGATCCCAACATCTTCAGCATGACTCAGCGTATCTCGCTGGCTCAGGAACAGTTGAAGATGGCACAGGCCGCTCCTCAGTTGCATAACCAGTATGAGTCATATCACCGGATGTACTCTGCTTTGGGTATCCAAAACATTGACATGATCCTGCCTCCTCCACAGCAGCCACAACCTGATAGTGCTGCTATGGAAAACGGTCGTGCCATGACAATCCCTAATGGTGCTGCGCCTCTGAAGGCATTCCCTGAACAAGATCATGTAGCTCATATTGAATCCCACTTGGCATTCATTAAGTCCCCATTGATTCAGGCATCGCCACAAGTTTACGGGGTTTTGATGGCTCACTTGTTTGAGCATGTGTCTTTGGCTGCACAACGCGCTGTCAATGATCAAATGCACGATTTGATGGCTATGATTCCACCACCTCCTCCTCCACACCCTGAACTGATTTCGTCTCAGGCATCCAAGATTGAAGCAGCTATGATCGAAGAGATTATGGGTGCTTTGAAGCCAGATGATCCCAATGCAACTTTGATGGACATCCAAAACCGCGATCTTGATCTCCGTGCTCAAACCTTGGAGTTCAAGAAAG